CAAGACCAGTTGCTGCGCTGCTATTGGCATTAAGGATGTACCCATTCGTTCCAACGCCAAGCTTGTCCAGCGTGGTCGTACCTGTTGGAACAATTAGATCGCCCTTTGTGTAAGCAGCAATCCCAGTACCGCCACGAGGCACAGCCAGCATTCCGCTGGTCAGATTGGTTGCAACGCGGCACTCATTACTTACTTCTTCAAGGGCTAGCTGTACGTTCGTACTGCCAAGGCTTGCTGCAGGTGAGAATGCAACATTATTAGCTGTTTGCGCTGTATAAGTAGACGAAACATCAATTTCAATCCAGTTTGATCCGTCTGACAAAAGGATGTCAGGTGGAGCAAGAGTTACCGTAGGAGCTGGCGCTGTTCCCGTACCACCAACAGAAACGACAAGATAATAATTTGAGTTATCAGAGCTTGGAGAAGGCAAAGCATTGCCAACACTTATCCCTAGAGCAGATCCTTCTCCAGTAACACTTGCAACCAAGTTTGTTGTTGCGTTATAAGTACCAGCAAGGATGATTGCACCAGCTGAAATGCCAAGCGGCTGCCAAACGTTGCCGTCCCAAACAAAGAAATTCCTTTCAAGCGGGTTATAAAATAATTGGCCTTTAAATGCAGCAGTCGGCAACGCTTCGCCAAATGCAGTAACAGAACTGTCGGCAAGTTTTTCGGCAGTGATTGCGTTATCGGCAACCCGAGCAGTTGCAAACTCACCTGTTGTAATTTTTGCTGCATCAAGCTCAGGAATATCAGTTGCAAGCAAGGCAGTCGCTGCAGTGATATGACCTTGAGCGTCAAATGTGACACCACTAACAGTTGCGCCAGTTACGGCGTTGCTGTGGTTTAACGTTCCACTCGTTACTGCTAAGCCTGTCCCAGGCTGCATAATGCCTTTTGCAGATGCTGTTGCATCAGGCAGATCAGTTGGTAACAAACTACGGAATGTTGGTGCGGCATCCGCTCCAGTGGCTGGGCCTGCAAATACACTTGCTGCAACTTGTGTATCAAGTGACAGTGATAGATCAGTTGTAAAGGCAGTTGGGTTGCTAACAACAACAGCAAATGGAGTTGACTCCGTAACTGTTATTGACTGAATACCAGCCTCTTGTGACCAAGAGGTTCCGCTCCAGCGATAGGCAAGGCTTGTGCTGGTGTTATACCAGGCTTGGCCCGTGTAATCACCTGTCCCAGAAGGAGTAGCACTGCTAACAATGCAGGTCGCTTGATCCCCAATTTTTACGGCAGTAACTGAATCAGCGTGAAGCTTGCCAGTCGTTACTGAGCTAGCGCCAAGGTTTGCTTCAAGAACAATCCCATTCTCTAACGTTGTTGCAAAAGATCCAGTACCACTGCCTGTTACAGCTCCGGTTAAAGTGATCGTTTGGTCGCCAGTATTTGTTCCGCTACTGGTTCCGCTAAACACTGAACCATCTGTCCAGGTTCCGTCAGCAACAGCTAAATCTCCAAGGCCTAACGTGGTGCGCTGATCAGCAGCCGTCCCATCATTAAGTAAATCCCGAGCAGCGGCAGTACAAGCTATTTCTTCAATTAAACCGCCCCCTGCGCTACTCCGACCAAGGATTAAGTCAGTGTTAGTTGTATTTTGAATTTTCTCATAAGTAACTGCATCCGATGCAATATTGACGTTCTGAACGATTCCTGCCGCAAGACTTGTCGCAAAAGATCCAGTGCCGGTTCCTGTTACCGCACCAGTCAGAGTAATTGTCTGATCACCCGTATTGGTGCCAGAGCTTGTGCCGCTATGCGTGCCAGTAAATGTCCCGCTTTGCGTCGCTAGCGTCCCAAGGCCGAGTGTTGTTCTTTGATCTCCGGTACTAGCATCGTCAAGTATTGCGCGACCAACAGCAGTACAACTAATCTGCTCGATTGTTCCTGCACCAGAAGATGCTCGACCTAAAAGTACATCAGTGGCAGTCGCATCTTGCAACTTGTCGTAAGTGACAGAATCAGGGGCAAGGTTTGTTTCTGCAACAATTCCTGCAGTAAGTGTTGTCGCAAACGTGCCAGTGCCGGTTCCAGTAACAGCTCCTGTCAGCGTGATCGTCTGATCACCAGTGTTAGTACCGGAGCTTGTTCCCGAATGCGTTCCAGCAAATGTTCCGCTCTGCGTTGCTAACGTCCCAAGGCCAAGTGTGGTGCGTTGGGCTGCAGCGTCTGCATCATCAAGTAGTGCTCGACCCGCCGCTGTTAGAGAAAAGACTGCATACGTGTCAGACGCCGTCGCGTAAATACCTTGGTTTGCAGCAGTCGTTAATCCTGAAATTGACTGCAGGCCAGCGTCATAAGCCTGGACATTTGTCCCGATTACTACGCCAAGGTTTACCCGTGCATTAGTGGCGTCACTAGCTCCCGTTCCACCATCCGCAACGGTGATGTCCGTAATGCCAGTGATCGTGCCACCGGTAATCGTCAGGTTTGTAAGAGTTGAGCCATCAGCGTTAAGCGTGGCAATCGTGCCAAGGCCTAATGTTGTTCGCTGCGCTGCAGCACTTAAGTCATCTAGTAGTGCACGGCCTGCAGCCGTACAGACAATTTCTTCAATGACGCCCGCGCTTGCGGTGCTACGTCCCAGCAAACGATCAGTTGCTGTAACATTCTGGACCTTGGCATAAGTGATTGCATCATCAGCAATCGAAGCAGTGCCTAGCTTTGTCGTACTGCTTTGATCAAGCTTGTCTAAATCAATGGCGCTGACATCGATCAGGTCAAGACCGGCGTCAACAAGGTTTTTTACAGTAACCTTTTTGGTCTCAGAGCCGCTAATGTCCGCGATAGGCAGAACGTCTATTGCTGCAACCCCAGCCTTGGACAGCTCATTAAGCTGCGTAATTCTTTGGTCAGCCAAGGCTCAGCTCCTTATGCCAGGGGTACGTGCGTTTAGTTTAATCCGTAACTTCCTTCAACAGGAAATCAAGCGACTGCTCTTGACGAATCCGATCGTCATCTTCTTTAAGCAGATACTCCGCTAGGGCGCCAACAACAAGTTTTGACTCACCAGTCGTTACAAAATCTAAAGTGCATCGAATAACGTCATCTACATCAATTGAAATACCAGAATTGGTTACAACAGCCGTAAGAGAGTAAAAAACGCTCTGCTCTTCTGGGTTTAAATCCTTATCGATTAAATAAAGAAAAAGATCAAAGGCACAGCCTAGGTCCAACCTTTGAATCAATTGCAGCATCAACAATGACGTTTCCCTCCCCCCATCAGTCTTATTATTAAAGAGGCACTCGATACGCCCACTGCCGCTAATCAAGCCAGCGTTGTATTGATTTCTAAATTTGTCAGAAAGAGCTGTCGTGTCAATTTGTTCACGACTGGTATTAAATTCGTAGCTTGTGACATCGCCAAGTATATTAGAGCCAGAGTCTCTAACGCTAATAGTTATTGCAATGGGGTCACCTGTGAAAGATTGAAGAGCAATTTCGTTTGATCTAATATTGTTAACCGCATCTGCAAATGTCGAGAATAAACGCAATCCGCCAGCAGCGTTTACATTTATAAAAGCACTGAAGGTGTCTTCTACTTCCCCGGAAGACCAGTTGGATGCTGGAATAAACAAAAGATTACGCGTGTCAGTTGTTTCAATATCAACCTTGTCTCCTGTAAAAAGATTATCTACGCCGTCTTCCGTTCCAACACGATTAAGGGCCGTGCTTATATCGTCAAGACCAATAATTTCTGGCAAAACGCCAAGAGCTGAATCTGATCCACGGCGCAAGCGAACATTGCCTTGAGCACCAAGAAAAAATGTCACTATGAATTTTTTATAGTTTCTATGAATGCACCGTCCATTGTAAACTCAATCGGGACGAGAACTAATTCACCGGTTGTAACAGAAATACTTGCAGAAGTAATATAAGCGTTTAGGAGAAGATCGTCTTTGCCTTTTGCGTCCACATTTAACTCAAGTTCCACTCTATCGTTTTCCTTAACTCTGTCATCTGTTTTTTTCATAATTCTACTTAGCAGCTTGGCAAATCCTGCCTCCCCAGTCTCAGGCCTGTAATAGATCAAAGTGGCGCTACCAGTCGCTCCTGCAACGCCGGGCGTAAATGTATTATGACTGCTCTCAATGTCATTGGTGCTTAACATTTCAAGGGTGGTCTGGATGGACCAATCACGAATTTTGACAGCTTTTTCTGCGGTCTGGCCCGAAAGCTTGAACGTCAAAGACCCTTTGCGCCCGGTATAAAAGCCCATGTCTTTGCTGGATCGAGAACATTGCCTTCATACTAGCTTACCTTAAACAGGGTGGGCCTAAAGTCCGCAACTTTTGCACGCTGCTCGTCATCGCACGGATATTCAATAGCTCTTACCGTCACTTCCCCGTCTTGGTCCATCTCCACCTCCGTAATCCTAAAAACACGCTTCTTCCCTGAGTCAATTCCCATTACATAGAGATCTTTCGCCCTGCCGCGAAGTGATGACGCAACTCCTCCTGAAACACTTATAGAACTTCTAGCGTCCACCTTCTTGTCATTTTGGTTGTAAAGCAAGAAGCTGTAAGTTCCATCTTTGATTTTATCCTGCAATGGTGAATTTAAAACGCCGCCCTCAGCAATGACTCCAGAAGAGCTTCTGTCCCAGCTGTTAAGACCAATGTCAACGTAAATAAACGCACCAGGCTCAATCGGGTTGCTTGTTGGGAACGTTTTAAACTCAATGCCACGTCTAATAAAATTGCGTTGATTGACCAGCATCTTGCCAAACATGATTGCTTGCTGCCTTCCTGTAATAAACCCACTTGCGTCAAACGTTTCTCTAATTGCTTTTGTTGAATTAGTGCGGGTTCTTTCGACCTGAACTGTCCTTTTGCGCTGAAACACTGCCTTTGAAGACTCTTCCCTGTAGACAATGCTTGCTATAAGGTCTTGCGTACTTGCGCCATAGTCTAAAAACTCTTCCTTGTAAGAATCCTCAAGGATGTTCCCTGTCGTGAATAATGCGGAGATAGTCAAAGAGATAGGTTGTCCATCGTCTTCTGCTGCTTTGCCGCTTGCGTTTGTAGGGAACACAGGCACTAGAGTTTCTTTGCCGTTCTTTCGCGCAAATTCAAGCAAGCTAAAAGGAGCATTGCTCACCCAAAACTCGCGCCAGGATGAATTATCAGCAATTACACAATCCATAAACATGTGAATACGTTTTGGTGTATCGCTGCCTTCTTCGGGGTGAACAGGCAGATTATTATTAATGCAAAATCTTTTTGCAAGCTTAAGACTATCTTGATCTAAAACCGCTGGTGGTGCGTACTTGCCGATTCCGTTCTCTTTATCAAGAACAGTATCTACAAAAATATCAGGTGCGTAACTGGTGCTAGAGCTAGACAGACTATCAAAATTATCTACTTTGTAGCTTTGTTTTCCTTCTTCTGCAAATACGGTCACATTGCGTAAGTCTTGGACGTTTTGGCCGGCAAACATGCTTAACCCAAGCACAGAAAGATTGTTGTAAGTATTTCCTGTCCCTTGCGTTTGCTGCTCGGTCACGGCAGTCAATGCCAACTCAGGCCCATTCTCAAGGCTAAATTGAATTTGCGTGTCAGTGTTGACTGAGAATACGTCCCACTCATTTATAAGCTTAGGCCCCCTCTCATTAAGGACAATTGGACTTACTTCTTCGCCTTTGTACCAAACAAGCCCAGAGTCGGTACCATTTCCTGTAGATCTTGGAGTTTCATTGCTGTTTAAAACTACAAGCGTGCTCTGGCCGTTTAGCTTAATTTCAGAAGCTACGTCATAGACAGGTTCGAGCCTGAAAGCATACCTGTCACGATTTGGCGCAAGAAAATTAAAATCATTGTACGAATCACTTTCTGAAGCTTGGCGCAACGAAAAAAGCACTGGATGTACTTTATAACTGTTGTCTGACTCTTTCTTGTAAGAAAACCTAAAAAAAGCTTGGCGTCCGTGTATGCCGTTATCGCCTCTTGAATATTTCTTTGATGCTTTAACATCGCCATACTTTTTTTGGCGTCCAGATATCCGCCTAAACAATTTAGATTTAATCGAAAATTTAACTTGATCGACTTCGCTTAGCGTTTCATAAGCAGCGGATTCTGCTTTTACTAAAGCTTTGACAAAGAAGTTATTGTCAGCTGCCGCCAAGCAGTCTTCCCAATTTCTCAAAAAGTCTTGGAGATCGTCAATTGCATTTGCTTTTTCCGCTTTTATTAGGTCAAATTCATCTTCTATAGCAGCTATGCCAACAAGGTCTTCAATTTTGCTGCCGCTTGGAAAATTATTTAGCAAGGCGGTCATTTGCTTGATACCGCCAGAACCATATGTATTAAGTTTGTTCCCGTTCGTGTCAAGCGGAGAAAGACTATCAAACGACGTAGACCCCCCTGCAACGCCTTTTAGCTGTCGAATTACGGGGCGTCTAGCTTTACTTGCAATTACGTTGCGCCTGGCCTGAATAGCGTCTTTAAGATCAGAAATAATCTGCTCCAAATCTGCCTTTTCTTTCTTCAAAGACACGCCTCCTGTTTTGTCGTTTGACAATTGGTCATGGTCGCTAAATGCTCTTCCAGTTCCTGTAGACCCCTCAACAAAAGCAGAGTTTTTTAATTTTTTTGATTTTCTAAGATTTTTTCTAATTCGTGTTCTAAGTCTATCTTCCTTGTTCTGTTCTTTTTCTAGCTCAGCAATTAGACCACCTAATCTTCTTTTGCTCTTCTGTTTTTTTTCCTTTTTTGTAGCATCAGAAATTACTTTTTCTATAGACTGGCCGCTAAGTATGGGCAGCTTTACCTCCGAGTCGTCATGATCTCCGTTTTGAAGTTCGTCAAGAACTTCTCTTGCTTTTTCAAGATCGCTCGTTAGCTCTTTTCTAAGCTCTTTGCTATTTATAGTTGGAGGATTTGCTAAAGCCTTTGCTTCTCGGGCCTTTGTAAGCTCCAATGATCCTCCAGGATCAACAAATCTAACCTCACTTTTGTCAAGCAGATTTGTCCACCTAACCTCTCGTTTTGCTCTAAAATTGTAGACAGCGCGGCAGCCTCCCAACTCATAATCGTTTACAATTCCATCCTTAACATATTGATTTTCTATTGAGTCTGTGTTGCCTTTTTTAGGTTTTTCTGGAGCCGTTTCGCCTTCTTCGCGTATATTTTTTAATATTTTTAGATGTCGCTCTAGCAGCTGCTTTTGGCCCGTAGCCTGCCTCACAGGAAGCCGCTCTTTATAATTGGCGGAAGGGCATATTCCTGATTTTATGCATCTAAATGTTGCATTGACGTCACCGTCCTCAATTTCTTTTCTGTCCCCAATACTAATTAGACGAAATTTTGCAGATCCCAACAAATAAGTACTCCCAAAGTCTAAAGCATTTACTGCTTGACGACGAAAATTGACAGCCAGAACGCGTGCCTCTTTGTCGCCGTCACCATAGTCACTAGATTCAAACCTAACTATAATTTCCTTGCCTTCTTCATACTTAAAGCTCTTATCTGTCCAATCAAGTTTTTCTAAGCTGACTCCATTAGGAGCGTATTTTTCCTCGCCATCGGTGTCTCTTGTTATCATCTCTACGTTGACCGGAATAGGGTCATAAATGCCGAAAGACGAAGAAGTTGTAGGAGAATAAGCCTGACTAAACCCTTCTGTTCCTTCTTTCGCCCTAATAGTTACAACCTGACAAACCTCCTTGCTATCAATAGTTTTACGGCCTGAGTCATCTGGATAGAAAGCAATATCTCCTCGTCCTTTACCAGTGACAAGATCACCAAATATTGGGCCTCTGCCTTCTTCTTTGCCTTTATAAAACAAAAAAGTTGTAGCTGGATCTAGCTGGTCAATGCCTAGAGAGCCAAAAGCAGTTCTTTTATGGCTAAGATTGAGAACGCGTGCCGCACCAATAACAAATAACAGTTGCATAAACTGCGATGAGCCGTAGTTATCAATTGACGACCACACTAAAGAGCCGCTAACACGCACTCCTCCTTCTGAATTATCGTCTTTGCTGGTGTAAACAAGGTTTACTGGATCACCATAAGAGGCAAGCTCTGGGGCGCTATTAAAGCCAGAGGAAGGTGAGAAACGTTGCTGCCTTGTTCTCCTTTCATTGTCAGAGCCAAGGTCTGGGATCTTTGGCTTGGGCGCTAATAGTGCCGCACCAACCTGGAACAGAATCCCAACAACCGTTAAAACAATTGCAACCGTTCCAGTTGCGTTTTGGACGTCAAGCGCAGTGCCAGCCTTTGGATCCTTATATTCCTGCTGTAGCGCAACAAACTCCAGATACTCTTCCTTGCTTACCCCCAGCGCCTCCATCAGCTGGTACTCATAAGGCAGCAGTCTCCGATCCATCAGTTCAACCAGAAATAATGTGCATTGACGCGCTCTACTGGAACGCAAACAACTTGACCACCAGGAGCAAGACAGATCAGACCCTGATCCGTTACCGTTCCAAGTGCAGCGTTGTTTGGCTCAACAAGCAAAGCAGCAGCACCAACTTTTGGTATCTTAAGCCGCTTCCCGCTCTGAAGTAACCAGCGAGCCATCTGACTTGGCTTAAGCGTTTCAGCTGAGTACAGCCAGTAAACCCAACAAAACTGCTCTTTATAGTCCGACAACCCAAGTCGTGAACGGATTTCACAAAGCAGCTGAAAGCAATCAGTCTTGTTTCGTCCGTCTGCCGGGTGTGCGCCCCAGCAATACTCCAACCCAATTAAGTCATTCATCGCAACGACAAGTTTGATTCAAGTGGCAAAATGCCAACGTTTTTCTCCGTCAACGTGCTGGCCGGAAAGCCTCCTGCAACACCGTCTAATGCAGAACGAAAACGAAGCTCAATAGTGTCGTCACTAAAGGACGCTCCAATCCCCACGTAATACTCCTCTGGTCCAGTGCTGGGGATAGCTCCACCAGCCGTGATGAATCTGGTACACAAAAGCATTTTACTTAGCCTATTGCCGTCGCCTTCCTCTACAAGACGAATTGCATACTCACTGGCTGGCAAACGAATAGTAACCTGCTGATTGTCTGCATTCAAACTGGATACGCCTCCTTCTGCTTCAAAAGGAGCAAAGCTATAGTTATTACTCTTAAAGCTCTTCGTTTCTTTTATAAAATAATTTTGATAATAGTGATTACTGCCCCTGCTGGGTTCAATTTTAATAAATTGACAAATTCGGATTTCGCTACTCATTACGCGCCAATCTCCCCGATAAGCTCGACAGAAACATTGCTAAGTCCCTTTTTTACACTTTGCACTTCAGGGGGTTTGGCATAGCGCCAACTGACGCTTGGGCTTTGTACTGCACTGCCTCTAAAATAATTGGCAGTTTCAGAGCCCATTCCCTGAGTCAATCCCGAGCCTAAATTAAAACTATCAAAGGTTCCGTTAACTTCGCAATAATGATCTAAAATTTCTTTGACTGTTCTTTGGGTTCCGCCACGAACTGAAACATCATCCCCAAGATTTTTAAATTGTAATTTCATTACATACCCAGTTTTTTTGTTGCCAAAAGCACGACGTACTGTCGCACCAGACATTGCTCTGTAAACCTTGCTAGGCAAGTCGCCCATCGTCAGGCTTCTCGACGACGGAGTTATGTTTGGGAACTTTAGTGCCATCAGCGAAGACCAATCCGGGTTCTAGTTCTAGGACTATTCTGCATCTTATCTAAGGTCATGTTCATACCCCGTTTTGCTCCGTCATTAGAGGCTTGCTTACGGGTTACGGCCATTGCAGATTCAAGCTGCTCACGGCTAACGTATTCCGTTCCACCAATACTGGTTGTCTCGAAGCTGAAGTTCATGGATGCTGCACCGCCTGAAGCAGGTGAACGACCCATAAGGGAACGCATATCCTCATTACGCATTACACCGCCTGATTGCCCTGGAACGAATAGCTCTGGGCCACGCTCTCCAACCATGTAAGGCTGACCGCCTCTGGCAGGGCCACCATTTGCTAGGCCAAAGTTAGGGCCTGCAACACCTAAGCCCGTTTGAGGGTTGAAATACTGAGTGCTACTCATTTTTGCACCTGCATCACCCCCTCCACCACTCATCCCAGCAAATGCCTTCGCAATGCCGATCGCAATGTAAGTAGCAATCATCTTCGTACCCTCTTGAACCAGCGTCTGGCCAATACTCTTAAGCATGTCGGCAAATACTTCTTTGACAGTTGCGCTGCCTTCAATAAGACCGGAAATGCCATTGGCTAAAGAATTACCCACTGCGTCCCCTATGCCTTTAGATACACGCACGGCTAAAGCTTGAAAATTATTTAACTCATTAGTTGATTGTTGTATAAATTGGTCTATTTCGCCTTTTGCTCCCTTCTTAAGCTCCGCAGAAGTAGTTGTAACAATACCCTTTAATTTGTTTATTTCTCTTAAAAGTTTTTCGATGTGCTCTAGTTGAGCTATTTCGGTTTCATTGGCAGTGCCCTCAGCTATTTTTGCTTCTAGAACACTTTGCTGTGCGGCAAAATTCGCTTCAATTAGCCCAATTTTCTTTTCTTGCAGGCTTGTGGCAAACTCTATATTTGTTATTTCCTGAGCTAAAGCTTGGCTGCCCAGCTCAGCAGTTAATTCAGATAAGCGAGCAGATTTATCAAGTTCAATGTTTCTTGCCGCTAAAGCATCTACAGCTTGGTTTTGAATTTGAATCAAAATATCTGCTGAAGCTTTTAGCTTGTCCAGTCCTGCCGCCTCTAGATCGCCGCTTATAGCGTCTAGACGAGACTGCTTCAGCTTATCCTGCAAACCAATAGATACACCTACCAGCTTGTTGTACTCAGCCAAGTCAACACCAACCTGAGCAAGACCTTGGACTTCGGTCAATGATGCTGGGGGTTTTACTTTTTTAAGAGTTTCTATATTGGCCTCTATAGCCGTTTGAAGTCTGTTTAAATCTCCAATTTGACTGTCAAGCCTATTGAACTCATCACCAACAGCTGTTGCTCGTTGATCGTTAAGCTTTTGAGCTTGAAAATTTATTTCTGCGCTTAGTACTGCATATCTCAACGAAGCAAGTTTTACTTCGTTTTGGAATTTTTCAAGATTAAATTTTGAGTTACGCTCAACAATGGTTTTGTTAATGCGGTCTATTTGCTTTTGAGCGTTCAAGCCAAGTTCGGCTGCTTGACGCGCCACGTCGAGCTTAAATTTGTCTGCCCTAAACTGGATCTCTTGGGAAGTTAAGGCAGCATCTCTTTCGAGCTTGGCTCGTTTTTGCTCGGCTTCAACTACTTTAAGTTCGTAAGCGTTTGCAGCATTTTTAAGGCTTTCTGCATCACCTCT